GACCTTTCTTGATGCTAGGGCTGGTGTAGAAAAATTTAATTACACCCCAGCAGGTGAATCGTCTAAGAAATTTATTTGTCGACAATGGAATAAGACTATACCTTTTTTAAACAGAGCTACAATTACCGCTACATTTGAACAGGTTGCAGAAGCATGATTGATATCAACGCTACTTTTGAAATTGATAGCGACCAAGATGAAAATGCAATAATAATTAATTTAAACAACCATCCTTATAAAGATAATGATGTTGTTAAATTTACTTCTGATCATTCACAAATACAGTTTTGGGAAGATAACTATATTGTTGTTGTTGTTTCTGCTAACCAATTTAAATTTGAAGAAGTTCCTGACGAAGTTGTAGGCAAATCATACAGAGGAACCCTTACCGCACTTCATGGTACAACTGGTAACTGTACTTTAACTTTACAGTCATTAAAAATACCAGCATCTTCAGAATTAAGCCCTGAATTTCAACTGCTTGAACCTTCTGCTGAAATAGAATTATTTAAATTAACTTTTGATAAAAATGTAAATGGGCAAACGATTGCGCCATATTATTATCATGCTGGAACAAATGAAATACATACAAACTTAGTTTTTAATTCAATAACATATGAGGCTTTACCAGTTAAAGTTACAGGTTTTGACAAAACAACAAAAGGTACACTACCAAGACCTAAATTTGAAATTTCAAATGTAAATAGTGCGATATCTGCTTTATTAATTCTATATAACCCTTTGCACGCAGAAATATTAAGAATCAAAACTTGTAAAAAATTTCTTGATGCTGTAAATTTTACATCAGGAACAAATGCAACAGCAGACCCCTCAGCAATTTTTGAAGCTGATGACAGATGGTATATAGATAGAATAGTAAATGAAAACCCTAACACAGTAGTGTTTGAATTAACTGGCAAAATTGATATGACAAATTTACGTTTACCTAAAAGAAAATATAGAGAATCAAAGGTAAAAATTTAATGGAAAATTTTTTAAAAGATGCAAAACTCCATGCACTAAGAGGTAAACCAAAAGAAACTTGCGGTATTGTAGTTAATAATATTTATTACCCTTGTATAAATATATCTGATACACCAAAAGATAATTTTGCTATTCACCCAAAAGATTTTTTAAAAGCCAGATCAAAAGGTGTATTTCAATATATTGTCCATAGCCACCCAAAAGGTGGTGATGCAAGTAAGCCTGATATAAAAGCTTGTAAAGCAAGCAAAATCCCCTGGTACGTTTACCTTATACCACAGGATAAATGGCAGATTATAAATCCTTAGTAGGCCGTCAATGGTTATATGGCAAGTTTGATTGCTATAGCATCATTAAAGACTATTATGAATTACTTGGCATAATAATTCCAGACTTTGAAAGACCAAAAGACTTAATTACTACTGAAAG